CACGGATCAGGCCAATGGACTCTTGATTAGCCTCAGCGGCGGCGAGGCGTCCGGCCTCACGGCTACTTTGATTTCGCGTAGAGAACGCCTTCGACACGTCAAGTGACTGACGGGGAGGGGAATCACCGGGCCAACCACCGAGGTACACGTCAGGCTCAGAGAGGGCGGCATGTCGCTCAGGGGTCTCGACGGCGAATCCCCGGAGATCCTCTCCGGTTAGAGCCGGTTCGGCTGGAAAGTCAGCAAAGTGTCCTTTGTAGCCACCGACCATGTCGACATTACCCGAAGGACTGGTGCCTTGACCGGGGCCAGCCACCTTGACGCTAAAACCACCAGCGGCTAAATCTTCAGCGACCTTGTTGAATTGCTGTTCATTAATCACGGGTCACCTCCGACAGTCCTCTGCGGACTTCATAAAGCAGTAGCGTCGATATCTAGGAGAGACGAGCGCGTAGGGGGCCACAGGCAACGGGAGGTCTTCAGTACCCGTGAGATTGTCCTGTGACCCGTCTACAGCAACGTCAGCGCCAGTAGCATCACCAGCGGCGGCGGCGTTACCAGCGGGGGCGGCTGTTGCGCCGCCTTCCATCAGCCGTCGACGCGAACGGGATTCGGGCGGTTCATGTGCATACCCGAATTAACCGCCATCTCGAACTTCGGCATCGAGTCACCAGCAACGGTGCCGGTCACGAAGTCCGAAAGCACGCCGGGGGCCTCGATCCACGAAGCCGAGCCAACGTGGGCACGCTCGCGCATCGTCTGCTCCGGGTGCTTGTAGAACATCTCCGGGTTGTTGTGGTTCATGCGCGCCGGGGACGGAGCCGTGTCGGCGTAAGCGCCCTGCCCGAAGTCATTCGGAACGTCGGTATCAGTCGCAACGCCCTCTTCAAAGCGGAGCGGACCCTTGTTACCCGGAACGCTCGGGGCCATCGTACGTTCAAAGACGTTACGCATGGCCTCGGGATACGGATTCTGCGGGGCGATGGTCGGATTCATGTCCATAAGGTAAAGACCTCCATATGAGTGCTTATGAAGCCATAGTAGCACTCGGCCATATGGCGATGTCCGTTTATTCGTCTTAGTCGAAAAACGGATTCTCGTACACTGTAACAGTCGGCATAACGTCCTGAACCGTCATTGCGCACGCAATCGCTAAAGAATCCGGGTAGTCGTCAAATGCTCCGCGCTCGTCCGGGGCGGCGGCAAGTAGGTACGGACCACGGTTGACCTTCTCCAATTCGCTCATCTGCTGGTTGAACTTGCGCCACCGCTTTGTGCGACGAGCCTTGCTGTGACCGGGAACGATCAACTGATCACGCTGGATCAACTGGGTAAGGTGAGTCCACCGTTCATTCTGTGCTTTCGCATCTGATGAAACGGAGATGACCTCGATTTGGGGGAGAAGAATCTGAAGGCGCTCTGCAACGGCACCTCCAACACCCTGCGCGTCCACCCCGATGCGGTATACGTCATAGTTACGTAGAAAATCGATGATCTCAAAGTACTGCGTCTCCCATTCGACATTGTTGATCTCGTGCCAGTTCAACACACGGTGCTCAAAGAACCCGAATGGATCTGGGTGATCCCAGTCGACCCACACGGGAGTAATCACAGTCGAGTCATTGGTACGGGCAACGTCGATACCAACAACTATTGGAGTCTTCCACCACTCTGACACCAGTGGCATACTCGGGTCGTACAACCGGTCCAGCCGGTCCTCGGACACGAACATGCCCTTCTCCAACATCCACCGGTTGCAGTACGACATCTGGAACTCATCAGAGTCCTCACCGATGCGGAGTTTCTCCTTGGCGATGAAGTCTGAGTAGTTCTTGTTGTACTTAGCCGCCGTCTTCCAGTCATACTCGTGGTGGTGAATCTTGTGGGTGCGCCCGTTGATGTCACGCCGCTTGTTGTACTGGATGGCGTTATAGAAGTACGACTTGTAACGCTGGGCTGTGCCGCCCAACACGATGCTTCCGTTGTTCCACGCAAGCATGGGCTTGATCGACTTGGCGATCATCGTCTCGTCGGCTTCCTGAGCCTCGTCGATAAAGGCGAAGTGATACGTCTTGGACTCAATCTTGGCCTTGGGGTTACAGGTCTGCATACGGCAGAGAGAGCCGGACTTCTTCAGCGTGATGATCTTGCCCTTGCCTCGGCTACCGCCAGCAGTGGCCTTGTCGTCGATCTCTGGGTCGAGCAGGAAGTCCATGGCGTGATCGCTGGTCAACTTGCTGACCACGCGCCCGAACACGGTGTCTGCCTGATCCTCGGTGGGGGCGAACACTCCGACCCAGAAGCCCTTCTCAAACTTACTAAGCCACGTGGGGTACACCTTGGCGAGGCGGGGCAATATGACCATCAGTCCAGCGATGATGTTAGAGATCACCTCAGACTTACCGCTCTGACGAGTAGCGATAAGCGTCTTCTCTTCACCGTCTCCAAGAACGATGGATTCGACGATGCTCTGGGCGATAGGTAACTGATAAGGGAAGAATTCTGTATCGCAGAAGGTCTGAATGAAGACTAGAAGTTTGGTGACGAGATCGTCGACGAACTCTTGAGTAGTTTCATCTAACTCATCCTCAAGTTCAGCGAGGGCGTCCTCGTATTCTTGAGCCGCCTCTTCAATGGGGTCCAGAGTCTCCATACGTATGAAACGCTATCACACCGATATGCGGTCTTCGATAACAGACCACAAGGCAACCATTGCGTCAACGCAGAGTGTCACATCTTCAGACGGGCCGTCGTGGAAACGCCAGTTGTCAATCGCTTGGTGAAGCGCAATAGCAACGGACTCCATGTGGTCACCGGTCATGTGCGGCTCAAGGCTGCGAGCACGCTTCATGTAGGCGAGGTCGATCTTGCGAACAGCGTAATCATCCATTTTTGCCCCAATTTCTCAACTCAGCGGTAGCGACATCCATATCACGACCGTCTACCTGATCTAGCAGGCTCGACGCACGTCCAGTAAGAACGCCGACCTGAAAAGTGTACTTACCAGCACGAAACTGTAGACCCGTACCCCTCCACCACGGGGGCGCGGTCTGGCGCATGAACGCCCGAGTTATTACTCTCGTCCCACGCACGCCGTTGTTTCTGGTTATCCAGTACAGACGTACACTTTGAAGGTACTGGATGCGGTTCATAGTGCCCCTGAATAACAGATAGGCACCAATTGCACAGGCCGCAACAATTGCTAGCCACAACATATTGTGCTCCTTTAGTAGCGGTTGCCATCAAAGTACAGTTCCAACTCATCCTCGGTAGCCGGGTGATATGGAAAGTTGTTCAATACCGAGTTGACGTACTTACCAAGTGAGTCTGACTGTACGAACTGCATGTAGATCGGTGGGGGGATCTGCTCGTACACGTAAGCAAGGCCGAGGTTCATGCCGAGTTTGATGAACTTCACGCACAACTTCATCTCTTCATAGTCGTAGCGCACGGCGGCGATGCGGGAGGACGAGACATACTCCCACTCAGTGATGCCCTCGACGCGACCCGAGGAAACAGCGCCGGTCTCGATCTCCGCAAACTGTCGACTGTACTTCTTGGCGAACTGACCCCGGCGACCCGTTGCATCGGTCTTGGCTTTACGCCAATTACCTTGTGCGTCCTGAAAGACTTCCATTTATTCCTTATCCAGATGCCATTCGATGTGGTGATCGAGTCGTGTGTCGATCTTGTCGACCTTCTTATCTATCGACTGTAGCATCTTGGAGTTACGGTCGTGGTCACGGTTGTTTTCTCTCCGCGTCTTCTCAATGAGGAGGGCCAGCAGACCACCGGGGGCGAGGACAGTAGCGAGGATGCCGAGCCAATTCATCAGACGGTCTCCAGTGCGGTCGTGACGCCGTCCGATTCCATCGGGGTGATGTTGTCGTACGTCGACACCGTCAAGGTGCCGTAGACGACGACGGTCTCAGCCAGAGGCGTTGAGGTAAGTAGGGCAGAGCGGCTAATCGTGGCGACGAGGTCCCAATTGTAGGTTCCGTCTGCCAGCCACTCCGTGTTAGCGGGAGTCATGGACAGCAGGATGCCGCCCTCGGAAGTAATCGTCACGGGAATCTGATAGGCAGTGTTACCGATCTTGACGCTGGCGGCTGCTTCGACTGGAACCCGCTTACGCCGCGTGCGGCGATCCTTGACGATGATCAGGCGCTCCCAGACCTCGCCTCGGGTGACCGTGTAGTTCATCTCAGTCTTTTTCATTGGGCCTGCACTCCCCGCCGTCGCAACAACTATCCCGCTGCCCGCACTGTCGGCACTTGTAGTGCGCGTGTTCGGGGACCATCGGCCCTCCGCACCATTCACACTGTTCCATGCGGACCTCCTCAAGGCGGGTGTACTTATTATGGCTGATCGCAACCATCCCAAGTAGGAAATAGCGGCCCCCTTTACATTTTCTTGGGGGGGGGGTACTTGACAGGTCCAGTAAACTGGAAACTTGTAAAAGGTGATCAAGGGGGAAGAGGTTCCCAAAGGTCTGGAAACGAGGCGAGCGCTTGCGCGAGCCTCCGCCGAGCGAAGCGAGGCAATAAGACAGCCCGTGCTCCGCACGAGCGTCTAAGGGTAGGCTCCCTACGGTCGCCTACGGTTTCCATAACAAGGAGAAAGAAGGTTTCATGATTGAGCACAGAAGTCACGGTACGTTCCTCCTTCAGGACGGGGACACTCCCCGGAGTGTGGCCGAGGTGGTCTACGGGGACGGGTCTCGCTACGCGATCTTGCTGAAGTACAACCCCGAGCAGTGGGTACCCGGTACTCGCATCGAGGTCCCCAACAAGGCCGGTAGGTCCACGACCGTCGAAGACGGTGAGCAGACCCGTGACCTGATCGCTCGCATGTTCAAGAACCAGCCGGTTCACCTTTATCTCAAGCGCTACTACCAGTGGAACGGTATGCGGGAGGCCACCGACCTCGTCGGGGAGACGGTGTTCATTCCTGAGCGGTAGTACCGCCAGTAGGAGTTGAACCCTCATCCGGTTGTTGATAAGACAACTGGGGACAACCGGTCCCCTTAGGATCTGGCGGCGTACCCGTGGTGGGGGTCGAACCCACACTTGAGGGATTTTAAGTCCCCTGCCTCTGCCGTTGGGCTACACGGGCCTCAGCAGATTCTACGAGGACTTCTCGGGCTTGTCCAATACGCCTAAGACTGTAACGTCGACAACCATCTTCTCTGGTATATGGATGACGTGGTCGCACAGATCATCGGCGTAACTCTGGGCGATAGATACGTGTTTGGGTTTCGTAGTTGCGGGAAGAAGTATCCCAACCGACGTAACTAGTAGGGGGTCCGGGTCGATGTCAGAAAGTTCGACCCACGTACCGGCAGAATCGGCATGAGCGTCGTGCCATCTGACCACGACTATCTCAGGGCTGCTGTTCTTACGCCGATTACGCATGGGGCGTAATCTAATACAAAGAGAAAGGGAGGGGGGCCGAAACCCCCCTCCCTGTACATGCGCTCTGTGTCTGGTGGAGACATCTACCCACCCCATACTGTGGGGAGCGCACTGTCGAGGTTCTTAGTGTATCACACCTAATATGGCAAATTGCTACTGGTGTGCTTTGGTAATCAGCCTGTGGATAACTCTTTGTAATTCTGGCTTCGGATGCGGCGTCGGTAGTACTCAGTAGTGCCGCCCCAAATACCGATCTTTTCCATAAAGCCGTACTCGCCGCACTCCTGCCTTACTTGGCACTTTTCGCAGACTGCTTTGGCTTCTCTGGTCGACTCGCCACGCTCAGGAAAGAACAAGTCGGTATCCATGCCACGGCAGGCCGCTTTGCTGATCCAATCCCGCTCTCTGTAGTCGCTAAGGAACGATTCCAGCGTCAATAAGTCGTCGTCCATTACCCGATTTTATTGGATAATGGTTTGACGTGTCAACGACTCGTCAGCCGCGTGAGACTCGTCCAGAAAGGTCGTTCTCGTACTCGGCGGCACCAGCGTAAGGGTCGGCCTTGACCACGGGGAAATCTCGGTCAACACGGATACCAGTACCCGTCCACTGCGGGTGGGCGCTCTTGGACGTGGCAACACGCTTTCCATACGCCTGTTGCTCGTAGCCCCCGTGGGATCGCATTGGCTGCTTATCTTGCATTACGGCCTCCGTTTGTGCGCTCGTTTGTGCCATACCATAACATATGGCTACCAAGCGTTGGAGGCGTAATTGATCAGAGAGCGCGAACTTCCAGAGTCAGTTCACCGGGACGGGGAGCGCCCCAGAAAGTAACCCGAACCGAATCCCGAGTAATAGGGGTGGAGTTGAGCATGACCAGTTGGCCGTCATTCTCGTAAGCGACCACGTCGATGTCTTCTGAGCCGAGGTTGTGCTCAAACAGGAAGTCGTGCTCACGGCCATTTCCGAAGGTGGAGGTGGTGTATGTCGTCATACACCGAATTCTAGTAAACGTCAGGTTGCCCTGACAAGTACTGCCATCTGCCAGTGGTGCTTACCGACCACCGGCCACGTGATGCCCGTCACGGGATCGTGCCACTGCTTACCGGATGGGTTGTTGGGAATCTCGTTGTACACGTCTGTGATGTCCATAATTCCGAGACCTTCCAACATGTCGACGACGCGCTCATGATGACAGTTCCAGTGGTGAGTGGCCCCGTCCCACCATTCGTGCTCACGCCCGGGTTGCCAGTTCACGTCCTGATGCTCCATGGTGGACAGCACCATGTGCCACGGCTCTTTGCCCTCTTTCCAGAGTTGGATGGTCTTGAGCACGTCGGGGCCGACAATCAGAATGGGGGCACCCGGCTTGGCAACACGCACCATGTCCATGATGAACGCCGGAACGGCAGACCAATCGATGTGCTCGATGACATGACCGAGGTAGACGGCGTCGAAGTAATCATCTTCACATGGATAAGGCTCACCAGCCTTAGCAACAACGTCTGGCTTGGTGTTGTCGTCTTCCCA